CGGGTAGGTCAGGAGGGATACTTTCGTATCGGGATTCGGGTACTGGTAAACCCAGCCCGGACCCTTCTTTCTCGCCTTCTTCCCGCCAGACGACGCATCAATGAAGGCTCCGACGATCGGGTTCTTGCCCTCTGGGCCTGTCGCCATCCCGCCTTCTGGAGTCTGTGGGACCAGTGCGATACGCCCGGTTGCCGTCGGATTGTATCCAGACTCGACCCCGACTTCGATCATCTGCGGTTCGCTCAGCAGCGCGCCGCGGTGCCATTGGCTCCTCGCGATGTCGTGCGCCTGGATCTCGTCCGTGATGCGAGCGTGGATGGCCTGCCCGTCGATGTTGTTGACGGTCGTCGCGCCCTTCATGAGTGGGTACCAGACAACCGGGCAGAATCCGAAATCATGCTGGACCGATCGCTCAGGATTTTCCTTCCATGATGGCTCCAGTCCGTCGGTGCGCGCGTCCGCCGGAAAGTATTCGACGTCGCGCCGGTCATTGATGACGCGCCGGTAGAGCCTTGCCCGCACCGCCCACTTTCCATCCGGGAGCTTGTACTGCTCCATGTACGGGTAGCGGATCTCGACGCTGATGACGCCGCCGGCACCCTCCAGCTTCGGTTCGCACCACTTGGCCGGCACGAGCTCCGCAAACGGCTTCCCGTTCCGGGCGCCATGTAGGGCCGCGACGGAGCTTGCCGTTTGCGCTCCGTAAAAAGCGTCGCGCGAATGCGCCTTGAACCGGCAGATCCGATGGTACTCGCGAATGAACCGGTCGAGCTGTCCCGACTGATTCTCCGTAAGCCCGTTGTCCTCTGTCCCTTCCTCCTCGCCCTGTTTGGACGTGAAGACCGGAAACCGGCCCTCTCCCAGGCAGAGGTCTACGTTGCTGCGCGCCGCGATGTCGACGACCGGGTAGACGATGCATGGCGCACGCTCCCATAGCGGCACGTTGTTCGCGTCGTCCCACCAGCTTTGGCGCCCGTCGTACTGGGATCCAGCGCTCCAGCGCTCCAGCGCTTCGATGCGGCTGTAGCGCGGTGAGCAGTTTGCCAGAAACGCCCGGTGGGACTCGTCTTGGCCAACGAAATGTTGTTGTTGCATCTACCGACCGCCAGCGACGTGCCGGCCCGTCTGGATGCGACCCAGACGCCCCATGCACAAGTAGCGTACGCAGTCCATGGCGTGGTTGTCGCGATCGAGTGGCTTCTTGCCGAACGTCCCGTCCGGGTGCTTGGGATAACGGTATTTACCGAACTCCCGAATGGTGTTGAAGCACTTCGGTGACACGTACAGCCTGGAGTATCGCTGGACCGTATCGGTCCGGATATCGATGACTCGGGAGCGAACGAAGAGCAGGTCAGCAACGCGCGCGACACCGGCATCGATGTCGTTGTCAGTCGCGCCGCAGTCGATACCGAGCGCCCTCAAGTCCCCGATGCGATCGGGACGCGATGGGTCAGGCCAGAACTTGGCAAACTTCCACTGCTCGGCCCGCCGGTTCCATACGTGGTTCGGAACGTTCGTCTCGTACCACTCGTCCAGTAGCCAGACCGCCGCGTCCTGACCGTGCCCTTGTATGCCAGAGAGAATGAGAACACCCGGGTCCGTCGACCCGTGGTCCATCCCGACCACAAACTCCTGAAACGCCGTCAGGGGTGGCGGCTCTTGGACGTGAAACTCTTCGTCGAACGGGTAGACGAGTCCTTCGCCGGCATCCGGATCGGCCCGCCACTCACGCTTGAACGTGGCCGGCGATGTCGTCGCCTTCGCGCGCGCCACCGCGAGAGGGCTTACGGTCTCGGGCGCGTCTTCGTACGTGGCCTCGAAACTGTAGTAGCTCCTGAGGACTTCGAGCGTCGCTTGCTTGGCGTCCCGCGGTAGTTGCTCTGGCCAGTCGCGCTCGCTCAGATTCTCGAAAATGGCCAACGTCGCCTGCGCGGGCTCGGTCTCTAGCGCCTGCTCGTCCGTGATGCCGCTGCACCGAAGCTTTTTCCCAAGCCTACCGGTTTCCCGGATCCGGTACCAAAGCCCGTGGCGTCCGCGCGTTGGCGTTCCGCCGATGAGTTCGATGCCAAGTGACCACGGCTCACTGAGCCAGGGTATCGCGACCGCGTCGTAAACCTCGGACTCGATGTCGTCGATCTCGTCTGCGGAAAGGACGTCACCGCGCATGCCGCGCGCCGTCCGTGAATTGTAGCTCGATGCCGGAAACGGCTTGACCCACGACCCTCCCGGGAACGTAATCTGTCCACGCTGCCGATCGAGCTTCGCATTCAGAAAGTCCCAGTCGCCCCCGGGCAAAAGCTCTTGCTCGATGCCAGACCAGTGAACGTCTTTGAATTGCGTTAGCGTCGGCATCAAGACGATGATGCGGACGCCATTGAGCGGCTTCAGCGATCCCGGTCGCGACTTGCCGTCGTGCCGAGCGATCAGCGTCCACCAAACGATGCGGAGGAACGTCGATTTTCCGACGCCGCGTCCCCACGCGAGGAACAGTGTCCGGCGCTCTGCTAAAGCTCGGTAAGTTCTGAGTTGCGGGAGGTTTAGGTCAACCGAAACCTCAATCCGCTTCGCCATCGTCGGACTCTGCCGCCCGTGCGGTGGGCCTCAAGACGACCGTAACTTCACCAGGCACCTTTACCGCCCCGTCGCGTTCAGAGTCGAATCGGGCGAGGTTGTGCGCGTTCTTTTCCGCGTCAAGGATGAGCTTCCCGTAGTCTTGGCGGCGGTCAACGATGTTGACGCTGGCTCCGTCGCCAACCTTATCTGGTATCGGAAGATCCTCTTCCAGCCTGCTCATCGCAACCTGCGCGACGCGCATCCTCATCGCCACCAATTCCTCCAACGCGCGCTTACGTAAAGCCGCGCGTTCTTCCGCGAAGGAAGACTCTCCCGAAAGCTGAGCGGCTAACTGCTGACCAGTCCGCGTAGGGATTCCCAACTGACGCGCGGACTCGGCAGCGTTTCCGCTGTAGAGGTACGAAGCTCTGAACTTGGCAAGCGTAGTCTCGTCTGTTGGTACGCCATGCGGCATTTCGTCGTCTCCCATCACGCCCGTTGACCGGCGGCGACCCGTAGGGGAGACGGCTTTTCGGCCGTCAATCTCTGTTGATGATCAAAACACCCGCGAGCCTGAAGCTCGGGGAGAATTTGGTTCCAAGGCACCGACGGACAATTTCCGTCAGAATGCTTGGAATTGCGTCGTGTTGGGCGGAAGCGGCTGGACGTCCGTAACCCTCTCGACCCTGCCCGTCAGCGCAGGATCATGCTCTATGCCGCGCCATACGGTCATGACTCCCCGGTGCATCCTGGCTTGGCCTGGCGTCTCCACGCGGTGCGCCGGGCAGTCCAGCACGATGATGCGCTCTGCCGGCAGACCTCTACGACACCCATCGCGCAAGTATCGGCGCAGTGCCCTGGCCATTGCGTGGCCTTCCGCGATCCACGGACCCGGTGACCCGATCCAGTGCTCCGCTATGTACGCCGCGCACCCGTTGTCGCCGTGGAAATCGAGGCCTTCGGGAAGATACGTGACGTATGGGTACTGATAGCGCACGGTGCTGGCCGGATCACCGCAGTACACCGGACATCCCGTCTCGGCGTGTAGTCTATCAGCAAGCGTAGATTTGCCTCGGCTCGGGCCTCCAACGATGACGACCCGTCGCTGCAACCCTCGCGCGCCGTCGCTCACTCGTTGGCACCCGAGCCCTTGCAGCGTTCGAACTTGGTGGGGTTGCCCTGGTGGTCGAGGGGCAGGCACCCGCGCTCGTGAGGTCTCGCCGAGCAGTTTTGGCAGAGTGGCGCGTGGCACTGCCAGCAGACGAGCGGTTCAGCGATTCCGTTCCCGCACGTCATGCAGACCAGCGGTCTCGCCCGGTGATCCTGGCGCACCATCACCGGATGCGCGTCGGTCGATTCGCACGACAACTCGGTCCCGCATCTCGACTCGTCCGGATTTGAGGGCAGCGTTGACGTAGCGGTTGCGCTGGCATCGACCACGGATCGACTCTCCGAGGAAGCGAACGAGACGAGAGAACTCGTATCCGCTGAGCTCTTGCCGTTCGTGTAGG